GGGACCGTCTTGACCCGCGCCTCGGCAGAGCGGTTAAGCGGCTTTTCGAGGGCTTGCAGCATTATAAGTTCCAGCTGCCCTCTGGGAGATAGGGCACACGCGGCTTTTCATTCAGCCTGCGCCGTCCAAGGTCGAGCGTCCTGCGCCCGCCATCCGCCGCCACACGACCGGCAATCGTCATCTGCGCCGTGCGGAAATCCTCGGCATAGTTCAACCCGACCGACCGGCGATAGCGCCAGATGCAGTCCTCGGTAATCATCTCCTCGTCAAGAATGGAGGTGTCATCGTCGGCAGTGAACTTGACGGCATCCCCGTCCCCGTCGCCGTCGTTATCCACCCAGAACTTCGAAATGTATTCGTAAGCGATTGTCTCGCCGGCAGTCGGCGTCGGGATCATAATCAGATCGGACCCGCGAATGCGGAAAGCGTCGGTTACGACCGAAGCAGTCAGCGATGCCTGAACTTGCCATTCCTCGGCGGTCAGAGGCCCGACAACGCGGCGCAGTTTCGAACGGTTGAAGATCGTCTCGTCAATGAAGCGGTCGAAGTCGGACGGGATTGCGCTCGTCTGCGCGGCTTGCGCGACCGTCGTAAACGTCTGTTCCTTGGTAAGAATCTTCCATTGGTGCATACGGGCGATTTCGCGGCCCGATTGATTGGCGAGCGCATGGAGGCGCTGTGCCGTTTCGTCGGTATTGTCCACAACGGTTGTCGGAGACGACAGCCCCATGCGAAGGGCTGCGTCCTGAACTATCGTTAGCAATGTCATGGAGCAGCCCCATAAAACGAAACCCCCGGAGGGCCTTTCGGCTGTCCGGGGGCTTTATCTAATGCCGGCCCGCTGTGCAAAGCGGAACCGGCTCCAAATCCAATCCCCACCAAACGCGAATTAAGAACGGAACTGGACATATAGATATTCTAGTAATCTGGCATTTTATTGCCGATTCGTCAAGTGTTCAGCCGTCTCCGATCTTGCGCGGACGGCCACGTTTCGGCGGCGGATCAGCCGCAACAAGGCTCTCGCCGGGATTGGCTTCCGGCATGTCGTCATCGTCGTCTGACTTGAGCGTTGCCGCCGCCGTGGCGACCGCCTTGCCCTGCTTCTGCAAGGCCTCCATAGCCGCCTTCATCTCGCGGAATTGCTCTGCCATATCTTCCAACTGGCTCTGCTGGCCTTCAATCACCTTGTCGCGTTCGGCCAGCTTTGCGCCAATGTCGCTCGTTCCAGCCGCCTCGATCCACGCCTGCGCTTTCTTGCGCCATTCGCGGAGGTTCTGGATCGGCAACTTTGACAGGTTATGGTCGGGGAACTGCGCCAAGTCCTCAATCGTGTAGATGTGGAACTTCTTCAACTCGTCGGCCATCTCGCGCGAGACACCATTCCACGCATAAAGCGGTGTGCCCTCGGTCGGGGTTTCCTCGCCCTTCTTCCATGCCTCGTAAGCGGGGCCGATGATCTGCCATTTCGGCGTATTCGTCACCCGCTTGACGGCATCCGAAGTGGTGCCGCCTGCCCCGCCCTCGCCCTTCTTGACCCAAGTAACCCAATCCTCCGGGGGGTTCTTGTCGTACTTCGTCCAGAATTTGAGTGGGATGATCATCGGAACGGTTTCAGGCGCGATTCCCGGTGCCGGTCTGTAAGTGGAGAAACCGTCCGGTGCGAAATCGACTACAGGCATAAAAAGTCCTCGGTTATGGCCTCCACACGAAGCGGACCCATTCGGATTCGCAGTTGTGCGGTTTAGGCTCTCTTTGGAAGCAAACGATCCGCGCGCCTTTTGGCGGTTGATCCTTGCAGTGGTGGAACTTGTAACTCACGATCCCCGGTATGTGCCGCTGTAGGCGGTCGGTGTCGGGGTGGATTGCATGAATCCAATGGTCGTCGCCACCCGGCACGTTTGGGCAACCGGCAACAACCCACTTCTCCCAGATATGGGCTAAACGGTCATCGTTCGGCCAAGCCATGATGCCCGAACAAAACCGCCCCTTACCGTCCCTGAAATCGCCCAGCCCAGCAAATTGTCCGTCGTAGTTGGCGAGGTCGTCCAGGTTGTCGAGGAGTAGCGTATCGAGGTCGAAAAACAGAACCCGTTCAGTGTCGAATAAGCCCTTGCGGAACAAGGATAGCTTGGCGAACCAACCTGGTGCGTTCGGCGGGGCTTTGATAACCCCCATCCCCCATCCCGCGTAGGCTTCCGGCGTATCGGTCACACACACAAACCGGTGTGGAACGGTTATCCTTCGGTCTATCTGCCTATAAAGGGCCGTGACGTAATCCCTGCCACGGCCCTGATAGTTTCCAGTTTCAACGCAACAGATCGTCAGGCTCATTAGTAGAGCGAAGCAATCGGGCCTTGATCAGCGGTGAACGTGGTCGGCGGGGTAATGTCCTGCAACGTGCCGAACGTCTCGCCGGTAATCGTCCCAGCGCGGAAGTTGCCGAATGCGTGGGTGTTGTATCGGTCGGTCGTGCCGTTGAACGAAACGCCGACGTAGTAGGTCGCCGGCCCGACAGCCGCATAAGGTGCGGTGAATGCCACTCGCTGGTAGATATCGACCGTGGCCGCAATCGCCGTTCCGGCAACCGCCGAATTGGCAACCACTGCCCCGGTCGAATCATATAGCGACACGATGACAGAATCGGTGCCGACGACCGACCCCTTGAGGAACGCAATACCGGTGACAGTCATGTTGCAGGGTACGAACACCTCTGCAACATCAACCTCAGTCGTGACAGGGGTTGAGTCTGTGCCAACAGTCCCCGCCGTGGCAGGGATACCGCCGGTATGAACAAGCGTCGGGGTGACGGCAAAGCCGCCCGCCGCCGCGATGCCAAGGGTCGGCGTATAGATCGACGACGTACCCGTGCCAAATTCGATAACTTGCGCGGTCATTGTTTCATTACCTTCACGGTGCGAGTGCGGGCATCCGAACCAGAGGGCAGCGCATACACGATGTCACTTGCACCAAGGCCGTTGAGGACAAGTTGGACGCCCTCATCGAGAGGGAACCAGTCGGTTGTCGTCACGGTGGGAAGCGAGGTCGCCACCACGATCTGAACGGGCAGTTCCTGACTGGTAATCATTACCGGCGTCACGCCTGCGGCGGTTAGCGCGGTGTACGCTGTGGCACTGAGTGTCACAGACGCGGTTGTCGTTGCCATTTCTATTGCTCCTGATTGAGGGTTGAACGGCTGTTAGCCCATTGTTCTTGCACCCAGCCGCCCAACTGATGGGGCTTAGGCTCGCCATGCATGATGACGGCCATCGCGTTATCAGGAGGGCCTTGGAAGCACTTATTGGCCTTGAATGATGGGAACCATTCAGGCGGGAAGGTCTTGGCGTCCGGCATCTTTTCGGTGACGTAGTGTTGGTCGCCCATGTGCCATTTGGCTCGTTCGTCTGGGTTGAACTCGTCCCAGATAAAGCCCTCATTGCCGGTGAGTTTCATCACCGACGAATTATAGGTCGGCAACCACCAGTCATTGAGAATCCCGAACCCTTCCCATTCAATCGCGCGGGTCAGGTCGCCGGTAATCACCACATCGAGGTCGAAATACAGAAGCGGCTGGCGCAGTTTGAACAGCCCAACCTTTGCCCACCAACCTGGCAAGTCTGCCGGCAGAGGCTCGCAACCGACGCCATCAACCGGGTTGTCGGTGTAGCAGACGAAACGATGGTCGCCTGTCGGCAAATACCGCTCGACGCCCGCCTTCAAATTGGTAACATATTCGGCACCATACTTGGTGCCTTGGTTGACACATGCGATCAGCACACCATCACCACATCGTTGCCGTGGCGGGCGACCTCCTTGTAACCATACTCATCGACAAGCCACTTCTGAATGTCGCCCGGTTCAACGCAGAAATTCCGGCCCAAACCGTTCGACTCGAAAAGAATGACCGGGCGGAATTTCCTGATCGTCTCTGCCGCGCCCTTGAGCGCGAACATCTCGTACCCCTCAACGTCGAGGCAGAGGAAATCGCAGGCATCGAGTTTACGGTCGTCAATGCGGACGACGGGGATATCGCCATCACCCGCGATGCGGTGCGCGCCAACATTAATCGGGTCGCGCTCCATCCCGGCGCTGCCCGCCATGTCTCCCAAGGCCGCGCGAATCTTCTCGACGTTTGCCTCTGGAACATTTCTGACGAGGCAATCAAAATTGTCCTTGTCCGGCTCGTATGAAATCACCCGCTCGAAATGGCGGGCAAGATATTTGGCATAGACCCCGACGTTCCCGCCCGCCTGGACTGCGGTATTTTTCCGATTGCAGAGCGGGATGACCGACTCCAACTGATAAACTTGCCTCAAGGCGACATAGGCATTGCGATCCGACTTCGGCCACAAAAACCCGCCGACCTCACGAAACCGCCCCTTGACCGGGGCCGTCCAACTAGCCCACTCGTCTTGCAATAACCCGTCGCCGAACACCTCAAAGGTGACGGACGGATCACGATGATTGAAGTCGCCAACCACGGCGAAGAAATCGTGGAACTGCGCGAGGAAGTTTGGCCGCGTCTGGCGACCGCGAAACTCTATCCGGTCCTTGGTGTCGGCCCGGTCGGGATAGGCGTGGGTCGAGCTGCCCCTGAAGGACGAATCCAGCCCGTGCAGCTTGAACCTTCGGAACCCTAGGTAATAGCCGAGATTGATCCACCTGAGTCCCATCGTGCAGCCGCCGCCGATGGCGTGCCACTGGTCGGGATAGTTGGCATGAAGCACCGCCTCGACGCCCTTGGGGTCTGTGGTAGATTCCGGCGTGATGTGCCAGAGGCGAACGTCGCAGTCCTTCAGTTTGTCGAACACCTTCGGCGACACGACAGAGGCAATGTAATAACGGACATTTGGGTCGGCTACCAACGCATCAGCGATGTGATCGCCCGCGTCCATCACGGCGCAAGCGTATGAAGCGCCATCCTTGATTTCGTGGTCGAGGAGGAACCCCAACGAGCCGTTGACCGCCCCGATGAAGCCGTCCAATTCTTTGTAGGTATCTTGCAGCGATGGCCCGCCAGCCGCGACCGATATCGTGATATCGTGTGGTCTGCACGCCGTTGCTAACCGCAGTCCACGAGATATGGACGAGCGCATATTCTCAATCATCTGCTCCGACGATACGGCGGGGGTGAGGCGGTGGAGGGAGATTGCCTCCCCCTCCACCTTGATTGCCGGGTCACTCATTAGTTGGAGAGTGAAACCCTGTTTTCGCTGTACGGGCGGTTGATGTCGAACTCGCCCGCAAGATCGCCAACGGTGACAGTGCCGCCGTTCGCGCCCTTGGCGTTGTGGATCACATCACCGATCACCGAAGCGTCATCGACCGAGCCGGCAGTCGCCGTCAGGTAAACAACGCCATTATCGGCGAACTGCGTAAGGCACTTGCCAACGCAGTGACCGCTGATCTGCAACCAACCGAAATCGGTCGTGGCATCGAGGGCCGACACCATAACGCCAACCGGATAGTTGCCGTCAGCGACGGCGAGGATGGTCGCTCCACCGGCTGCGCCGGCCTCGACCTCGTATCCGCACCAAGCGCCAACGGCACCCGATGCAACGCCCTTGACGTAGATGAACTCACCCACGCCGTAGTCGGTGGTGCCAACGTCCTTGGCCCGCACAATCGTCCCGAAGGGGTGGTTCTGCGTGGTCGAAACGTTGGAGATGGGCTGCATACCGATCTGCTGATCGATAATAACCCATGTGCCCTGAGTATTAGCCATGATTCCATTCTCCTCTTGGCTATGGGTTAGGAAGCATCAATCAGGACACCCTGGCGCGCCCGATTCGAGCAGGTCAGTTGGCCCTGGAAGATGATGCTGACGACCGCAGCGTCCTGGTTCGTCGAGGATTTCTCCTCAAGCGGGGTCCAGTTGGCATCGGGGTGATACCGGAGAGCGAGATAGTCGGTATTCAAGAAATACATCTTCTCGCCGGTCGTGCTGAAGTTGTCGTTGCTGTCGAAGATGACATCAGCCGACATGAACTTCACGGACGTAAAGGTGTCCGGGAGGTCGTCGTTGCGATACCGCTGGAGGTCCGAAAGGTTGTCCCAATAGGCGGTATAGAAGTCATGCGTGGAGACGATGAGATCGGGCTTGTCGGTGCCGCGAACCGTCGTCAACCACATCTGCTTCATGTCGTTCTTGATCGTGGATTTCGACCAAGTGCCGGTCCCCGACATTTCGCGGTACTGGTTCGCCCAGAATGCGTAGGTCGCGGAGTTGATGCCGCCGACCGTACCCGTACCGTCGTTCTGGACGATGTGAGCAAGACCACCCATCTGGTTCGAGAGCGAACCGTCCGAGTAGAGGTCGATGGACATGTTGTTGGCTGCGGTGCGCATGGCGTTTTTCGTGCGAGCCTTCATCAGATCGATGATCTGGTTCTTGCCCGAGTTCATGCGCAGTTCACGACCGGAAGCAGTAACGGAAACCGCCGCCTGCACCCAATCGTATTTCGCCGCAGTGAACACATCCGACGCGGAAATGTTCAGGGTGTCGTAACCACTGTAACGCTGCCAAGTGCTGTTCTCGGCGTAGTCCAGAGGCTCGGCGATTTCGTAACCGCCGCTGAGTGACTTCATCACCCGACCCTTTTTCTTGAGCCGGTTGTAAAGTCCGTTGTGGTCCGACACGTTGTCGGAAATCGCAGAGGGGTGTTCCCTGAGCGTAGTCGTCACCATTTCGGTGAACGTGCTGTTTGGCGATGTCATCGCTTAATCCTCATGTGAGGGTTGATGGTCAGCCGCCCGCAGCGCGCTCGAAAACGCTGTTCATGTACTCATCAGAATCCCATTTGCCCGACGGCACATTCGCCGCCCGACGCGCCGTTCCTGCATTGACCGATGACGCCCGCTTGGCCTGGGAAGCGTGCTTGGCTTTTTCAGCCGCGCGCTGCGCCTCCGACGCCTTGCGTTCTGCCTCGGTCACTTTCTGCCGGATTGACGGGATTGCATGAACGGCCATGTCATAGGCATCATCGAGCGTGTCAGCAGTGCCGTTAGCGATGGCCGCAGCCATCATTTGCTTCACTGCCGGGTTGTCGAAATGCTCTTTGTTGGCCGACCACTTGCTCACTTCCTCGTCGGTCTGACGCTGAAGTTCTTGAGCCTGATATTCCCTGAACTGGTTTTCGCGTTGCTCGCGCTCGGTGAGCTGTTGGCGAAGCTGCGCTAACTCCTGCCGCGTCTGGATCAGAACCGGGTCGGGTTGGTATTGGGGTTGACCGCCCTGTTCGTCCATCTGCTGCTGCGCAGCGTAAGCTGTCAGATCGACACCATACATTTCAGCGATGGCTGCGACGGTTCCATACGGGTCACTATCGAGACTGTGCTGGACATCCAGCAGGCGGGAAATCCCCGTCTGAGGGTCAGCGCCATGTCGAGCGAACGTGTCCTGATGTTTCGTCAGCAGTTCGTTGAGGGGTCTGAATCGAGACAGTTCCTGTCC